CTGTAGACACTCGTAACAGCAACCCACGCAACCCTGTCCACCCTGGCAAGGAGCCCCAGTCGTGGTGGTTCCCCCGGCCGAAGTGGTTGTAGTTGTAGTTGTTGTTGGTCCACACGTGGTGCTGGTACAGCATGCTTTGTATGGTGAACTAGTTGCGCAAATAGTCTGTGTAGTCTCACCATCGGTGGAACCGCAGAAATTAGGTTCAACGCAGGTACAGGTTATGGGAACGCAGCCAGTACAGGTCAGCGTCCACTTGGCATTGGCAGCGCTCCACGTCCAGGTACATAATCCCTTACAGGGAGCCGCTGTAGTAGTGCTGAGATTTCCCCCGGAGTTAGGAGAGCAGGAAGACGGAAGAGTTAGGGCATCCTCAAATACCCATTGAATCAACGGAGCAGCGGTGGTGGTAGTTGTCCCAGACCCTGTTGTCGTAGTAGTGGTTGTGGTAGTGGTAGGAGCCGAGGTTGTCGTTGTTGTGGTTGGGCAGGGGGGAGCTATGGTCGTGGTGGTAGTAGTTGTAGTGGTCCCAGAGCCTGTAGTGGTAGAGGTAGTGGAAGTGGTACAAAGGAGTGCCCCCGAAGGACACATCAACTCTACCTTCCCCACGGGAGCATCCGCACCCCCGTTAGCCTCTATGGCCTTCCCAAGTACCCCTCCCGGAGTAACCTGCCAGGTTCCATTCGTACACGGAAAGACTTGCTGGAAGGTGTAACCACCGCAACCGTCAGCGGAGAGAATCTGACCCCAGATGCAGGTATTACCCGCCGGCTCCATTGCCACCCAGTTACCAAACTTGTCCCTCTCGACGATGATCCACTTGTTCCCCGGTATAGTTGTCGTGGAGAGGTTGAAGACAACTGGATCAGCAACTTGAACTTGTTGGAGAGAAAAGTTCCCGTCAGAGGATAGTAGAATCCGATAGATGTCACATAGGATATATCCTGGGACAACCCCAGAATTAGGAACAGTTCCGTAGCTGGCAGAAGGAGCAGGAGTGGTAGAGCTAGTGGTGGTAGTTGTAGTTGCTGTTGATACAAAGGAAAGGGGTGGAATACCCCCGTCAGGGGTCTTACATATGTATATCTCGGGAGTAGTTCCTAGCTCATCATCCGTGTGTGTACGCTGAAAAGGTCCCTTGTGAGTTCTCAACTCACGAGAGACTATTCCAGCAATGATGTCGCGATCACGTTCAGAAAGCAGAAACGCTTCTGGCACTATCTTCTTCCTCTGGTTCTTCTACCTTCCTGGGAAAAGCCAAGATTGTAATTTTTGCTTTACCAGCGCGGAGACTGATGCTGTAAGTAGCTCCTGGCCTGGGAACTAATCTCAAGGAGTGGTGGGCTGGTATTTCCCCAAACTTGATTCCATCCACGCTGATGTCTAATATGATGTTCTTGTTTTCTACAATAGACTTGCTAATCTCCTCCATCTGTTTTCTGGCTGCTTCTATATCTGCTTGAGAGATGAAATCTTTCAGTTCCGCATCATCCGGAATAGGTTTGACCAGAGGAGGAGGAAGTTGATCCCGAATGGGTTCATTCCTGATCAAGAGCAACCCAGGATTTTCTACCCAACCAGTCTCTAACCTTATCTCCCGCTTCTCAGGGGTGAGAGTCAAGAAACGGGTGAATGGTTGCTCATCGGAGAGACGGACTTGATAACGAGTATCCGTGGTAGACGGAGTGGCCCCCATATAGGACACCGTTTCGATTACTATGAGATGCTCATTCGCCAAGGGTAGGGTCTCCTTGGAACAAGGCTAACTCAGGAGGAGTAGCCCTGGAGAAGAGAAAGGAGGGATCAAGCGTCAAAAACTTCAATCAAAACGTAGCATGGAGCAGCAAGTGCCTTGAAAGACAGCTTGTTGGTAAAGGCGTCACCTGGTGAAGTACCTGTACCTGGTTGCATATCTCTACCCAGGAGATCGCAGAGGTAGATTACTTGAGTAGTCTGGGGAAGCAGCTTTCCGAGAGGGAAGAAGTCGTTGTAGTGGGAGGAGTAGATCCCATAATAGACAGAGTTGGTCAGGTCCAGATTCTGTAACCGGCATAACCCAGGAGTAACGATCTGGGAGAGATCGGGTTCCGTATGATTTTGAGCTACCTTGATGGTTCCTGGGTAAGGACCGCCGCTTCCAGTCATAGTGATAACATCATTGGACGTCAAGGGGCGGTTGAGGGCTCCTCGGGTGATACTTATACTGGTAGTAACGACTGCCTGGTTAGCCATGAGTCACCTAGAATGTAAGAGGTATCCCAAGGAGGGTAAAATCAACGCTGTTGTACTTCTCTACCTTGATGTACCCTGGGGCTCCCCCTGTAGGTTGGATGATAACTTTTGGCCAATTATTTTTGTCCCCCACGTCTGGTCCACCAATGTACGTTCCTCCTGAAGTTACATTAATGGCTGTTACTGTCTTTTGAGAAAGAAACTGCCGGGGGAGTGGTATAACCATTTCCTCCCTTTATTACCTCTACAGCAACTATGTTAAAGTCATTACCTCCTCCAACAAATGAGACCTCGTTGATTACCGCTGTTGCTCCGAACCCATTAGGTTTTCCTATTGCTGGAAGGCCACCCCCATCGAGAGTTAGTTTCTTCGGATTCCCTTGCTGGTCACCGAATCTCTTGAAATGAGAGGGAATACTGGCATCTGGATTAGGAGATCCCACATATCCTGGCATTGGGTCCAGGACATAGTTACCAAAAGTAGGATTAACAGCCCCACTTGGAAGTTTCGGAGCTACATCCCAGTGACCGTTTAGTGCTGCTGTTCCTTGATCGAGAATGGTTTTATCCCATGTCTTGGGGTTCAACTCAAACTCCAGATGCCACTTGTAGTAAGGGAAACATACCCCGTAAAATAGTCTCTCCCAGCTAACCTGAGATAGCTTGATACATCTGGGGGGAAATCCCCACATGTCATAAGCGTTGACACATTCCCTCATAGCATAGAGGAGAGGTAGATTGAGGCTCGCCACGTTCATTTCGATTTTGATAGTTGGTCGAGCATCATCAAACTCTACCTGGGGACCTCGAAGTAATTCCCAGGCTGAATTACGAATAGGGGAGCCAAACCTGTCAACTGCCGTCTCTTCCCTGAACTTGGTAAAACTCCCACTAATTTTAGGTGGCTGGAGAAGAGGATTCTGGATCTGTTGCTGGGCACACCCCTTGTCATCCGGTTCTGTGGAGAAGGTGAAGGTGACTGCCCAGTGTTGCCCTCTCATGTTCTCAGGGAATATCTGCTGAACCTCAGTGTCGTATCTACACCAGGCCCATACGTCAACCTCTTCTCCGTAGGACCAGGTGTCTCCATACTGGGGTAGCCCAGGGGTAAGGATAGCCTCCGCCGGGCCGGCGCGATCCGTCGTGCTCATGATGAGGTAGGTGATTTTGTAGACACGGTGGCCGAACTCAGCCTTACGGTTGAGACTAGCCTTCCGTGCTCCAAGAACGAATGTACTCATCAGGCTCCTCTACCAAACTCAGCCGGCTTGATGTCTATCCCAGGAATAGGGGATCCAAACGGGATTAGTTTCTTGATCCATTCCCCAAAAGCGTCAACGGACTTCTTGAACGTGTCTATAGACTCTAGAGTTTCTCCTGCGACAGCTGGTCCTCCAGGAACTCCCGGAGGCACTGTTGGGGTTCCTCCAGTTTTGGCAGATGATGCTATCATGTGTTTAATCTGTTCACTAGACTCCATAAATGCAGCCAGAGCCTCCACAGAGTCATAGAGGATAGCATTCAACTTGATAGATTGGAACCCATGAGCGATATTACCTCCTATCCCTGATCCTACATTAAATGCCTTCCTTGTCAACAGCTTGTAGAGGTCTGTAAAGGCGGTTACTCCTACCTTACCCAAGGGACCAAATATAGAACCAGCAAGGTCTTTAGCCCAGTCAGTTGATTTGATCCCAATAGCCGCCATCGCTACGGTGAGTTTTGCCTCAGCAGCTTTGACTGCATCGGATGGGCCGGCAATCATTGCCAGCTCAAACCTCATTGCCGCTGTTCTCATCTTTTCAGAAAATGTTCCTCCTACCTTGTCTCTGGCCTCTCCGTAAATCTCCATGGCCTTCATAGAACTTTCGAGTATCGCGTTCTTGTCTTTCTCAGATATAAATGGGTTAGCAAGGGACAACTCCTTGCGGATTTCAACAGCCATCATCTTGACAGTGAGTCGGGTAAAGTCATACAAATAGTTCCACATTGCAGTCCAACCGGACTGAATGTATGCCCATAGCGGTGGCCACAGATCCTGAATACGGGCCATAAAGACTTCAAAAGCAACCTGAGCAAGTTTCCACAGTCCTTTGAAGTCTCCTCTCTTGAGAGCTGAAAAGGCGCTAGAAATGACGCTGCCCATCCCCTCGAAGAGAGTCAAAACCCTACTGAGTGGGCCAGTAACTCCTGAGAAGGCTCTGATGTCGATGAGGAAGTCATGGAATGCATCCTTTACCACTGCTACTGTAGCCATTACGGCAATGAATGCTGCCTTGGCTATGACGAGGATTCCTATAATCATCGTTATCCCAGCTACCAGTTGTACAACCCCTGCTATAGATGCAGCCGCCATGGCCAGGTTAAACAGTATGATTGCTGCTTTACAGGCCAGTATCACCGGAGTAAGACCAATCATGACTAATTTATAGAGAACCATTCCGCTAGTAGATAACCACCAGAGTCCCTTGTGAATGGCTAACTGGACATTGAACAGAAGCATCGCTCCCTTGGCCAAAATGACTACCGCACTCCAGGCTATCCACAGCGTCAAGCTAATTACTTTGAGAGTGCCCATTATTACCAATTGAGCTGTAGTAAGAACTAGAGAGTAGGCCAACTTGACGAACCCAGCTGCCAGGTTGTACACAGGGTCAGCGAGCCACATCAGCGGACGGACGGCTAACAGTGTTGCTCCCAGTACGGCAATTGCTATTATCAATCCTTTGGTATTACTGTCCAGTTCCTTGAAAGCATTTGCCCAGGTTTCTAATACCTCTAGCAAAGGACGGAGATGCTCACTCAATACCTTTCCTATCTCTACTTTCAGTTCAAAGAACGTATTAGAAAGTCTCTTCCATACTGAGTTATTGAGTTGTCCTTGAATCAGTACTTTTTCCCAGCTTCCCCCAAGTCTGCGAACTAGTTCAGCAAGGGCAGCTGTCTCGTTGTGCATCAGCTCTCTCGGAACCCCCATAATATGGGCAGCTTGTTGCCAATGCCCCTGGGATAACTCAATAGCCGCTGACATAGCCATCCAACCACCACGAAGGTGTCTAGCTCCTGCGGTAATGGATAGCATATTTTTCACTACAGCTTTGGCTGCATCTCCAGTCATTCCCATTGACTCGGCCATGCTGAGGTTCGAAAGTATCTCCTGTTTTGTCATAGAAGTAACAGATGCCAGAGACTTGGCAAACTCCTCGTAGTCCGCTGTTACCTCACTAACTACTCCTCCGTTCATCTCTATGGCACTAGTCAATTTCATAGACGCCAAGTGTACTTCTTCGTATGCACTTCTTGCACTATCCAAAAATCTGAGAATCCCAAGACTACCAAGAGCACCTACAGCAGTAGAGGCAAACTTATTGATGCTGTCTTGATATGTCTGTATGTCAGCAGCAGCGCGTTGGATAGCTTGAGCCGACGAGACCGCCGACTGTTGAGCCGTCATCAACATCTTCTGGAATTGACTTCCGTCGCCCAGGAGCCGAACGATCAAGCGTTCAACTTCAATTTCCGAAGCCATCTACCTCTTTACTCCAGAATACCATACTTGGGCTTCATGGCCTTCCTTGCCTTGGGATGGACAGGAGCCCCACTGGGATCGGAAGTGGTGGTTGCACAAATACGGAACGCCATCTGCGCTGATACTAGCTTGTCCAAATCTTTCTGGTCTCTTATCGGCCGTGGACAGCCAGGGGGTGGAGGCACAAACTTGGGATCTCTCCTGTTGCGATCCTCAGCTGTAGATCCTGAGCTGGATGAGGAGAAGGGAATCTTGAATTTATCCAAATCAGGAAACTTTCCGTCCTTGGAATTGACGGCTAACAAGGTAGAAATTATCTGCATCAGGTAATGATCCGTGCGAGAAGGTCGGTTCCACTCTGCCAATTCATGCTCCTGCCACATCACCATCTGACGATGAGTGAGGGGAAGAATCTCACCGTTACTGTCTTTCCAGCCAAGTAACTCGTTAAGACTCATCCCCATCTTCTCGCACGTTCTCAGGTGGTGAGCGTGGAGGAGGGCAAGTTTTTTGGGCTACCCTCAGCTCCCTCTTCCGGCTTGGCCTTCTTGAGTTTCTCCAGTCGCTTCTGAAGTTTGGCCATCTCCTGGGTAAGACCTTCCTCCGTCTCCTCACCCATGAGCCAGGGACACATCTCCTTGATGAAGTCGAATAGCTTGGAGCAGATACTACCCTTCCATTTCATGATCTCCTGAAGAGATACCTGACTCTCCGTCCGACCTCCGGAGGAGTTAGGATGAACCTGGAAAAGGCAGTGAGACACCAATTCCGGTTCGGCCGCAGGAGATCCTTCCAGCCCACTTATCTTGCCATCCTCCATCGTTACCCCCCTCATGGCTGCTCGACGGTAGGCTATCACAGCAGCCTCTGAGGGTTCCCGGAGGAGGTATTCCAGACCATTGATGGAAATCTTGTCACGAAAGATCGGTTCAGCTGAGCCAAAATCATAGGGCTCATAGGTGCCGTTTCCAGCATGAGGTACCACGTTGTTCATCTCTCACTCCTGTAGGGATTGGATGGGGAGCCCCACCATGGTTAATTACTAGGGCATCACGGGTTCGCCCCTCTGCCAGCAGTCCACTGATCGTGCCCTACCGCGGTCAATGAACACCAATACTGGACAGAGGGGTTTATTGGTGCTCGCAGGAGGAAGACCCTCGTTCGCGGTCTTTCCATATGAGTACTTCTCTCCTGCGAGCATATGTATTACTACGTACCAGCCGCAGCATTGTAGACTGGGCCCTGCTCCGTGAAGGTGGTAGGATCGAGGTTCGTGATCTCGACGGTACATTGGGCCATAGGATACTCTCCTATCTTGAGTTCCTGAGGCTCGAACTTCTGGAGATAGCCATAGACGTCAATCGAATCCCCGGAAGGTAGCCAGAAGGTCACTGACCCAGTCTTGGCATTCAGAAGAGTGTTCAAGATCGTTGTGAGCGCGTCTGGGTCGTAGGCAGCCACGAATGAAATTGGGTCCAACTTTACCAACGTCTGAGGGAACCCGGTTCGATACTTGTTGTTGAACTGGGTCGTGATGTCGATCATATTACCGCCATCGAACCCTGGTGGCTTTACATCACGCTCCCACAGCTGGACGGATGCCGCCAGACTGAAAGCAACAGTAGCACGGTAGCCTTCTGGCATGTGGTAGCCAGTCGGTGCCGTCCTGGTAGTGTGGGCAGGTGCTGTCATTTCTCAGTCCCCTCTCTCTGGGTGCTGTAGAGCAAGCACTAGTTGGTTGGCGGTCAAGTTAATTGTCTCAAGACGATACAGACGTTGATGGTGAAGAGATTCCTCTTGGATGTAGGAGTATCCTTTCCCAAAGGCAACACCTGCGAGATATTGTTGAAGTTAAAGACCATGTACGTCTTACCTGTTCCATCATCTGGGGTCACAATTCCCTGATACCAGGTTTGGGCCAGAAATACTCTTATTGCATCCGCTTTTAGCCAACCCACCGTCCAGTCATGACTCCTGACCCTTACTTGAAACCCAGGGTGGTAAAACATTTCTCCATCTATCTGCGCCCGGCCGAACTCGTGCCCCTGGGTATCTTTGAGGGTGATACAGTTGTCCGGTACGTTAGGTTCCTGGACGGTATAGATCGGCCAGGGAGACTGAGGAAGACCGTTGGCATCAAGATTCAAAGTGGGATCAGAACCCATAGCACCAGCGATGAGGGCCCATCGAGCAACGTCGGCTGGGGAGTGAGTAAGAGTAGTAATGTTAGTCATGACGGCGCAAACCCTGCTCTACACTTCCATCCTTCCAGATACTCCTCCTGTCTCTCTACCTCCAGCCAAAAAGTATGGAGGCAGTCCATTTCGACCTTGTCCATCTTCTGGTGCTTGACTACTGGGATTCCATCCTCCATAGTCACGACAGGTATCAGGCTGTCCCTATCCTCTCTCGTCATTACTCCTGCTCCCCCCGGATTTACGAGAGCAGATTTGAAACTGTCACTATTCATTGATTCGTTTCTCCGCAAAGGCACTCGCTCGTAGAATCCCAGTATCTACCGGAACCAGTTCCATACTCTCACGCTGGAGTCTCAAAGCACACATCATGAGACACTGATCCAGGTTCAAGCCTCTCTTCTTTCCTTCCTTCAGAATACGACTGAACTCTCCATCGTTATTGAGCCGGCGCGCCGGTTGTTCGAGAAACTTGGCCTGTTGTCCCTCCCCTCGACTATGCATCAATCCAGCATCTATTTCAGCAGCATAGTATTCGTTGTAGACGGAACCGTGCCTCTTCTCCAGATCCTCATGAACGAACAGAGCGTAGTTGGTGCTGTATCCTACTACCCAGGAGACGTTGTCTGTTACCTTGGACTTTTTGGCCATGGCTCTGAGCTTCGCTACCAGGCTCTCTAACTTCTCTATTTTCATCCCAACGTGGCTCCCGCTGCCTTCTTCATTAGTCCAATCTTGCGAAACACGAATCTCACCTTTATGTCCGGAATCTCGTCATAGGAAGTTACTTGCATCTTTTCGTCGTCCAGGAGGGTCTGACCTGTCCCAGTCCAGTAAGCTAGTGCCTGTCCAGGTTGCTGGGAGGTAGGAGGAGACAACCAGAGCATCGAGTCAATTCCTATGAGCCTGTCTACCCACGCCTCTCCATCCAGAGTCACCGAAGTCCCGTCCGGTCTCCTTACCTCCCTCCGAGATCGATTGAATCTCACCCTTATTTCGAGGGGTGCCCCCACTTTAGGCTGGCCGTAAGCATCCACCCCTCCCACGCAAGGCCAAAGGACAGCCAGTTGATACCTCTGGTCTAGTTCGGGAGCAGGCACTTACCTCTTCCCCTTCCGCTGAGATTTCCCCTCTTCCTGGGGAAGAGCAGTAGTGTGGGTTTCTACGATAGCTGGAGGGCACTCCCGCCTCTCCGACTCCGTCAATGCCTCATACCTCTCACATCCGCCAGTGTCGGTGGGACACTTGGTTATCCCCCCGCACAGTACGCACTTCCATTTTCCCTCCCCTACTCCCATCCACACGTGAGACGAGTGGTAGACTCTCTGGTCAGTGATGCGTTGGATACGAGACATAGCAATCTCCTCTGGGGGAGTGTCTAGTAGGGCAGCCGCAATGACGAACAGGAGAACGAGAGGATCTTTCAAACAATTACCCTCTGGACTGCGAGAGAGAAGATGGATACTGTTCCAGTTCTGTCAACCTCCTTTAGCTCGATGTCGTCTCCGAGGATGAGGGACATAATTTCCGCCTTCTTGTCGTTGATGGTAATCTGGTCAAGGTCTACGCACGCAATCCTCATGTTTGTTCCTTCCGTGTATTCGATCAAGGCGCGATTCTTGACCGCATAGCGGATGAGGCGTAGGTACTTTTTGAGGCTTGGGAGGGGAACAGCCTGCGAACCGAAAGGAACTGTCATGGTTTGGCTCCCTCAAAAATAGTGTTGAACCCTTCCCTTGCAGACTTTGCTACAGGAGCCTCTTCTCCAACTGGCCAGGTGAGATGTTCCCCAGTCACTTCCTCTCCAGGGTTGAAAATACGAAGCCCGTGCTTTTCTCCTAGTGAACCTCCGTGCCAGAACACAGCGCAATCTACCGTTCCGTTGCTGTGGAGATAGGTAACGATGACGGCGCATGGTTGACCAGAGTGTAGAGCGTTGGGCCAGTAGTGAAGCTGAGAACCGATACGAACTTTCATCTGAGTCTCCTATGTAGGGGTAGGATTCACCTTGGATTGAGCACGGGAAAGAGTCGGTGTTTCTAATAGGCGTTTCCGGTTCGCTCGTTGGGATACCTGCCAGGATTCATCACCCAGGTCTGTGTCCCATAGACCCCAGGGTTCATCGTTGCGATATTCGGTTCCTCCATCCCAGTGGCCAATTCTTACTTCACGGGTAGCTTTTATCTTCAACCCCATGGAGTTGGCCCAGTGAGAGAATACCCAATCCTCAGCAATCTCTGCTGCTTGGTGAGTACCGTCTGGCATCTTTAGCAAGGAGTTCCTGAACTGGAAGCCCGGAAAGATAGGTGCCTCTACCCAGGGCTTTGTGAAATCACAGACCCATAGTCCGGTATTGACGAGTAATCGTTGACGTGGCTCCGCCAATCCAGCAGCTATGAGGTCGTCAATATCGAAGGTAAGAGGGAGTCTGAAAATCTCCTTCATGGTAAGGCGTTTGACCACTCCTCCCATCCAGTCCCCAATAGCCGTGGAAGTTATCCCTCTCTTGTCCTTGATCGGAATGACCACAGATAGGATGTCCACGTCCTCTCTGCGACGGAGATCGCACAAGTGATCCACAAATCCAGGGGGAGCCGCAACGTCGGAGTGTTGCATTATCCAATCGGTAGTACTCCAGGCCTTGCGCCCATCCAGTGCTTCAGCCCACAGAGTTGTATAGTTGAGGGCATGTGTTCCGGTAGATAATTTCCGGAGATTGACTCTGACTCCTTCCAGGGTACAAAGAGCCTGGCCCGGAAAGACCGCATCTATCGTGCTGCCGTTGGTGGGAGAAGCCAGGAAGACGGATAGTGGCCTATCCTCCGGAGGATCTCCTGCCCGAGTAGGTCTTACTATCGCTACCGACCCGTGACGGGAGACCAGCGTGCCTCCCATCTCGATGAGATGCATCACAGCAGCGGTGACCCCTGGGTCCCATCCTCCGTCACACTCTCCTGGTTTGAGACGGAAGTCATGAAACGCCAGGAATCCTTCTGGCTTGAGTTTCTCGATGGCCAACGATGCATCTCGACAGACGTTGAGGTAGTCGTGTGATCCATCGATGAAAATGAAATCGAAGACTTCGTGGATCAAGGGTAGAGCCTTCTCACTGAGAGCCTTGATCCTCTCTACCTTGTTCGACAATCCATATCGCTCAAGGTTCGCGTCAAACTCTTCCAGGGTGTCTCCAGTCTCCTTGGTCCCCCGACTATCGAAGGAATCGAGAGCAGTTACCTTCCTTGCTGTTTGGGCCATACAAATCGTAGATCGGCCGCAATAGCTTCCAATCTCCAGAACACTCCTGTCTCTGGCTTCCTCTGCGAGGGCGCGACCTTCCTCCTCGGTCAGCCACCCTCGCACGTCAGCAGGGAACTTCCATTCAGTCATTTCTAACTCCAGTGTAGGGGTTGGAGTAAGGGAAAAACAGGGGATCAAAAATCAGCGGAGATAGCGATGTTGCCAGTGCTGTTGAAGCCTACCAGCAATACCGACTGGCCGACGGTGCCGGTCAGGTTGTCAACCACCGTGATGTAATTGGGCGTGTGGGTCGATCCAGCAGCGAAGCCAGCTCCCACCGCTGTCTCAGTACCTGCCACGTTGATCTTGAAGCCACCGGCCGTGATCGTCACTGTGGGAGCAGCACGCATTTGAGTTGGGAGAGAAAGAGCAATGGTCTGGTTGTTGGTAGCGTTAACCATACCCCAACCAACCACCACGTGTGTCCCTGGTTCGTTCACCTGGAAGAAGAACCTCTGGCAAAGAGCCAACTCGACTTCAATATCCCGATGCTCGAACGGGGAAGCACTGGCCCCGATCTCTAACTGGATACCCTGGAAGGAGATGGAGTCGTCCGCTCCAGCGGTGCCTGTAGGTGTGAAGGTGAACAGAACACCCAACTGGGTAGCAGTTGCCGGAACCGTCCCAGTGAACTGATACCGAACCATTGCTGAGGTCAACACCTGGGTAGTGTTGATAATAGTTGGGGTGGTCTGCCAATTGGTAGACGCAGCAACAAGGTGGGCTGCCGTATCATTACCGATTGTGGTTGAATGGTTCAACGCCACCGTGAGGGCACCGCCGGAGTAGTTGGCCCCCTTCTTCGCCCAGAAGCTGAGAGTCACCTGCTGATTCTGAGCCTTGATGCAGTCGGCGGATTCCAGCACCTGCCCAAAGTTGATGGCATGGGTGTCCGAGTTGGAGTTCGCCCGTTGAACCTTGCAGTTCTGGTTGAACCCATTGATGCTCGTGTCTGCCACCTGGGTCAAGGTAATGGAAGACGAGGCACCGGCAGCTGCGGCAGCGAAGAATCGGTCAGGACCGTAAGCCACTGAAGTGTTGATCGACGTGACAGGCGTTCCCCGTTGCCAGGGGTTGGTGGTAAAGTCTCCCCCGTCAACGATGTTGCGGAAGTTTCCTAATGGGGGAGTAACTTGGTCCCAGATAGCTGCCCCGGTAGAAGCTCCACGACAGATCCAGGATCGGCCGCTGGTGGTATTGAACCACAGGCTGCCGACCCCATATCCCTGCGTGTTGTCGTTGGTGGGGACGGGATCAACGGTGCCAGTGAGGTTGTTTGTGTTGACCCCGGTGCCTGGGATCGACACCATCTTCTGACGGTTGTTGGAGTCGAATACCTTGACGTCAAAGTTGCTCCCAGTTTGAGCCGGGTAGACAAAGTAATTCACCTGGTTGGAGTTGGTTCCTGCCGCTGCCTGAACCACGTCACCAGCACCAAGGGGGATATTTGCGATCAGCATACTTTCCCCGGTAGCCAACGTAGGAGCAGCCAGGGTATAGGCAGTTCCCCCGGAGGGGATGATTTGAACCGTCACCAACTCGTTCACCGAATCACCGTTGTAGAACAGAACGGAGATTGGATGGTTAGGAGCAACAGTGGTCAGTGCTGCCTGGGTTGTAGTAAGTTGTCCAGCAGACATGTTTTCTTACCTCTTCTCGTGGATTTCAGGGCATGGGGGTGTTTTGTTCGGTTACTTCTTGGCGCGGGTAGCCTTGACACCAACGGCCGGCTCTCCGTCGAGGATGATGGTGTCACCCATCTTCAGATCCTTCAACTCGACAGGCTTGCCATTGAGGGTTATTGTCTTGTTCTTCTGGCAGAAGTTCACGTCAACCCGACCGGTCTTGCGCTCGCCGCTCTGGTCGTAGTTGATGGTAGCGATGACTTCCACGGAGCCTCCTCCAGTGGCAGTGCTCTCGGTTTTGGCGACGCTGAGAAACGTAGAAACGGACATCGTAGGTCTCCTGACTAGAAAGAAAAAACAGGAATGTAGAGCTACCAGACACCACTACTTCGGGCGATGAACTTTGATCAACACGGCTGGTTGGCCATCTACCTCCAGTTTGTCTCCTTGTCGTAGGTCTTCCACAGTGAAGGGAACGTTGGGGGATTTCTCAGCCTTACCATTGATGAGGAACTTACATGAATGGTGAAACTTCACCTTGAAACTTTCTGTTTCCGGGCCAGGACCGAAGGTATCCAGAATCCCCTCTACCTCCTCCTCCGGCCTATTGGGAGCACTTCGAGGGACAGCCGAACTGACCAATTTCATGAACGTGACTAGATAACCCATCACACTTCTCCTGTAAGGTCTCAACGGGTAACGTAAACTTCAGTAGCCGGCTGTCCACTTAATTTCACGGAGTCATTTTGATTGATGTCGGACAGGGTATAGTTGACTCCTGGAGACTTTACCCTGGTACCGTTGACGAACACCTTGACATTGTTCGTGTCAATAGGCCATTCCTTTACCGGCTGGGCAGCAGATGACGGAGGGGTGATAGTCATGAGAGTGAGAGGAGTAATGACCTTACCATCAGTAACTGAGCTGGTTCTGGTTGCTGTTTTGGTACCTATCATCAGGTGTTTCCTTTCAGTCTCGCTGCCAAATGGGGATCTGTTGCGAAGGCGGTTTTCCTAACCACGATGCTCTCGCAACCTGACGATTCAGTATGGCCTTCAACATACCACTGTAATCCAAGTTGATAGCCATATCCTTGTACCGTTCTTGCTCCGTCGTGTTCGTGTTGACGAATGATCCAGAAGCCCCTCCAGTGTTCTTGGAGGTATAGAGGGGGTCCAGTTTTGTGTAGAAGTGGCAAGCCAGCGCCCTTTCTATCAGTTCCAACTCGACGGAGGAGAAAGTGATAGAAGGATTGGCGTTCAGGGCTGCCTGGACCAATCGAGTCTCTACTATTGCTGCAGCCATGTCACAGAACTGCTGGAGATCTGGAGCAGTGCTATCCGGTTGGACCCCATAGTTGGGACCCAATAACTTCTGAACAGCTGCAACCGTCGTGATAGCCATTTAATCATCTCCCCTTGGCATCTTTAATCTTTCCACCGGGATGAGAGATGCTTTGTTTCCGACAGGGGAAGGGGAAACGTGACATTTCCCTCTCCTCTCCAATTTGAAGCTAACTCCCGGTGCTCCGACCTCGATGACTCCTTCCAGGGTTCCTGATTTCAGCTTGACCACGTAGTTGCGCCAGGCACTACTCTCTTGCGGACGGGAGGACTCCGTGATCCAGAACCTTCCTCGATTGTCCAGCCCCCAACTGCCGACGTAGGTCACTGCTCCAAACTTGCAGCGGTAGGTTCCGCTATCCTTGAGGGAGATCGGGTATCTCGTATCTCCCCAACACATGGTCCAGTCACCAATGAAGGTTGTCGTGGTGATCCGTTCTACTTTCGTTTGCTTTGGGAAGCTGATTGGAGCCCCGAAGCACTTCAGAGTCATGATCACCGCAGCACCGATAAAGATGAAGCAGGTCAGCAGGAACTTTCCCAACGATGGCTTGCGATGCCGTGATGGGAACAGTTGGTAGAACCCGTCCATGTCGAAGTTGTCACTCATCAGTTTCCTACTCCTGAGGATATACCGGAATCTTCCTTGTCGAGCTTGAATACCTCATCGGTTTCTGCCCGACCGGGTTCGTGAGTGTCGGCCTGTGACTTGTCGAACTGGCAACTCTTGATGGTCTCCGGAGTCTCCCAGGGTTTGTGTCCACAGGTTCGGTTGATGTGAGCCATGATTTCTCTCACAGATTCTGTCACGTGCTCTCGCAGTCTCCGAACCACTCGGTGCAGGGCGACTTGTAGCAGGATCAGGTTTCCAAGCAGGACGAGCAAGCTGATTACCTTCCAGTTCGCCACCAGATCGGCCAAACTGGCGAACACACACGAGTCGATCATTGTTCACGGCCCTCGTCTCTCTCCTCCGCTCTTTCATTGGGCTTTTACTTCAGACTGGGGCTGTTTGCTTTCGTCTTGGTTGTCACCAGCGCAGTTGGAATGCCTTCTGATCGAAAGGTCGGCAAGTATCGTCTCTCTGACTCGCTCCATTGCCTCGACGAACACCAAGGTTTGTTTCTCCAGGGCTATCGTCATCTTGTCGTCTCTGGCATCGAATGCTTTCTGGAGCAACTGGAGCCTCGTATCCTCCGCAATCCTGATCTGTTCGCGTTCTTGGAGGCAATTGAGCTGCACCTTATTCAACGCATCCTGATACTTGTTCAGGGCTTCGTGCCTGATTTCCCGATCTTTGTCTCGTTCAGCCGAGAAGGTGGTGACCAACGTGTTGATCTGCCCGTCCTTCTGCTGGACCATAGCCATCATTCCGTCCACCATCGACTTGAACTGCGTATCCTTGCTGTCTATCATGTCCTTCAGCTGCTTGTCTTTCGATGGCAAGTGGACGAAGAGCAGCCACGCTAACACCGATCCCAGCAATCCTGTTCCGACCCATCCCGCACTCCCTGAGATGGATGTGGAGTCTTGAGCCAGCATTACCAAGAGTGATAGGAATAGTGACTCTATCCTCATTTGGCTTCCTCCGATGAGTTTGGGGCTGACTCATTGTGACTCTCCTTCGTTCACGTTCTCACAGCAGGCAGGCTAGCTGTTCAATGTAGAGCCAAGGTAAAGGTAGGAGGAGCCTCCCAGATGCCCTTCACTCCTCCTACCTCTTAACCACGCGACGAGCGTGGCTCAGAACCGAAGCCTGCCGAGACCACCCCGTCGCCGTCCATTGAAGACGTTGACGTTGACCCCGTTGTTGAAACCTCCACCAAAGAAGCCGGAGTTGAACCCACCCCTAAAGTTGCCACGGAACCTTCGTCCGTTGAAGACGTTGACGTTGACCCCTCCAAGTCCAGTCCCGTAGAAGCCACTGCCAATCCCACTCCCATAGAAGCCACTGCTGAAACTGCGGGAGGAGTTGAATCCGAACTGAGGACCCACGAATGCTGGGTAGCCACCCCCACAACCTCCCGTTCCGAGGAAAGTGAATCCC